CCCGGGTACGTTGCTAGGACATCCTTACGGAGTCCTTGCAAGACATGGAGTAACGCATTAACTAGGCTATTAGTCATAAGCCTTCCTTATTATGGAGGGTTAATGATCCTAGCCGCAGGTTGCTTACCTCCGTAGTCTCCTCAGACTACGTTGGAACCCTTGTGTCCTAAGACTCCAGGTTCATCAATTTGGTGATATTGGCGTTGGAAGACGCAGTCAACCAAGCCAACAGTGCCGACGCCACATAAGTGGGATCAGTAAGGGTGTCCCCCTGCTGATTCTCGATCACGACGTACGTTTTTCGTACGGTTGAAAGAGACGAAGGCGCCACCGGAAACACCGTATGCACGAACTCGACATTGTGACGATCCACAAGGACGTTACGCTTCTTGTCCGTGTAACTGGTGTTCCGAATGTTGAGCCGAAATTCATCGGTAGTCGAGCGGAGAAGGTACTGAGAAGCACCATGTCCGACATCGATTTTCTGAAGAATTTTGGCCACCGCGTTGACAGTGAGGGTTTGCGGATCTGCGAACATTATGTTACTCCTTGATGTTACGTCGTGTTGCTAAACGAGGGCAATTATCGCGCCTTCGCTATCGCTAGCGACGCAACAATACCCATCTGATTTCCCGTGAGGAACGGGAAATGGGCAGAAGGATAGACGGGCGACGGACGCCTCACTTTCTTTTCCCTTGTAAAGAGAAAAGGAGTCTGAGAACGTTGGTACCACTGGGGCCAATTATACCCCGGGGCACTATATGTCGTCAGCGTGTGCTCCATTACCACACAAGTGGTAAGGATGGCCGGTACAGTGTTGCGGTAGGTTCTTAAATAGCCTCCCACATCATAACACCAGTCAATTAGCCAGGACCACGGAATAGCTTCCCATAAGGTGGCAGCATCTATAATATTTTGCTGTACACCGAGAAGACTCCGCTGTGCTAATCTACGCTTATGGAAATTGTCGGAAGGGATGGGTATCACATCAGGTGACCACCTGCAGTGAACCTTCTTTCCTACAATCGTGGAACCAGTTACTGGGAGCGCAGAATACGCTCCTTGAGACTGAAACACATGGTCGAAGACCGTGTCAGCTTTCCACGCACCAATTTCCATCGTCCTTCGGTATCCTCGAGCACTACGAAGCTTATCAAAAACTTTAAGCCTACGATCAACTTGATCGTTGAACTTAAGTAGCTTGAGCGCATCACTTACATAAGGGATGACGCCAAACTGTTGTTCGAGATAACCTTCAGCAGCCAACTTCGCTCCACCGCGCACTTTCTGACCTTTTCGGATCAGATCCATGCCGGTAGTTCGCAGAAGCTGTGTCAGCTCGCCGAGTTGAAGGATGTTCGCCGGTATGTCAACATAAGCTGACGACGGAGAACTCCTATTTGCGCCTTGAATAGCGCAATCACCATCGGAAAGGACACCGGATACTGACATGTGTGGAAAATTGGAAGCTGTACTACCGTCAGTTGTATAATTCTGAAAGTAGGAGCCCCAATAGCCCACGTCGTACTGGTCGTGCATCACTGCACCACTATGTACCCATGACTCAACTAAGAACGGATCGCAGTCGCCTTGACCTGTGTGGTCAGTACAACTGCTTTGCTCCTTAGTGAAGAGCCATCCACCTGATGTCTGACCCACACTACGCCACGTACCATTGACTATGTTACGGGCTGTGGATCTTGATCGGGCGGTCATGTCAATAATCTCCTTCGTTTTGAGGGAAAGATTCTGATATCTCCGTTTACAAGACGGAAATGAGAGAATCTGTGACCGGCTGATTACCG